CAACAGTACCAGTGCTGTTATAAGGCTCGTAGAAGTCGCCTAAAGTATTGAAGGTCGCACTAGGTACGTTACTATCAGCAATAGCAGTATTGCTGGAAAATAGTTTAAGAATTAAATTTCTTGGATTTGTTTCTGCAATGGTTGCAACATGATTATTTGCACCTACAAGATAACGTAATGATTCAATTTCACCAATGACTGGAACTAAAAGTGCCATCTAAAGTTCTCCTATCTCTGACAGTTTATGCTTAACTAGAAATTATTTATTATAGTTATAATTTTAATTTCAATGATATAAGAAATCTTCGTATATTAATCGAAGATCGAACTTCAAAATTTAATATATCCCCCGCAACCAAATTAGTGGTGGTCCAATTACTCAGGTCATCTGCGAAGTTCTTATTGGTATTTATAATACCTGGATAGTTATAATTTACGATAGATGTTGCCGTTGGGTAAGACGAATATGTTGTTTTTTTAATATCCAATGATAAGGTTCCAACTTGATCAGAGAATATTTTCCACGATTCAATTTGACCACTAACATCTAGTGTTAATCTTCCTTTATCGCCAGGAGTCATATCAAAAGAACCACTATCAACAATAAAATTTATTGTCCTCGTAAGGTCTGCGGCAGTAACTAGCGCAATAATAAAAACATCATCACCTGAATTTGGAGCCGCTGTAAAAATAATATTATTTTGAGCTACAACATAATCAACCTCAGGCTCCATAACAAGATTATTCTTAACAACTATTAATTGTTGAGAATTAATTGGATAATATGCATCACCATTACTTGCCAAAGAAAATATCTTACTAACTCCATTAAAAAATGCTGAGATATTATCAAGTATTAAATTAGTATATTGATTTGATTTTGTAGGAATCTCATAGTTAACTCCAAGGTTATACCTAATAAGTCCTTCATCCGTTCTTACATCATAAAAATCATCTTCAATCGTTACATTAAAATCTGCCATTGTCAACTAACTCCCGGGGAAACTAATATTGTTCCTTGTATAACTCTTGTTTTTAGATTATTAGGAGAAGTTAAAATAATATCATAAACATATCTACCTTCATCTAGAGAATTAGTGACAGTATTATTCATTGATAGAGCAATTCTACCATTCTGTCTATCAATAAAAGTGACAGTAAATGGATAAGAAGTTGTGGATGAATGATGCTTTTTCATCTCACTGAATGCACTATAACCTATTAGATTTAAAGGAACGTTATTTTTATTTCTTACAGTAATTGTAATTTCAAAATCTGTTCCTTGCTCTACAGTGAGATTTAAGGGTGATGCTGCCATAGTTTACCCTTTTATACCTTTTAAATAATATTTATACCTACACAATAAAGGGTTATTTTTGATTTTTCAGAATTACATTCAAATCCGAACTTGATGATTGAGTAGATTTTTTATTACCACACATTTTTGCAGGTCTGTAAAGATTTGGCCAAGTATCACGAATAATTTCAGCAAGTTTATATGAAGTTTCAGAAGTAATCATAGATCTTGTGCGATAGACATAATGAACATAAAAATCCCAAAGAGTTGGAAAAGCAAGAGGATGAGGAGCATAAAAAAAGGAGTTCAGAGAACTCCTTATATTTATTTTTAGAGTGCGTTTCCACGAGGTAAAACTTCCTCTGGGAACACAAAGTTCTCATGAGGTTGATCTACTGGTGCCATCCATGCTCTAAGTCCCTCATTAAGAAGGATATTCTTCGTATAGAAAGTTTCAAATTCAGGATCCTCCGCAGCACGAATCTCCTGAGAAACAAAATCGTAAGCACGAAGATTAAGGGCAAGACCAATAATACCGATACTGGAGGTCCAGAGACCCATAACAGGCACAAACAACATAAAGAAATGAAGCCAACGCTTGTTGCTAAAAGCAATACCAAAAATCTGAGACCAGAATCTATTAGCAGTGACCATAGAATACGTCTCTTCTTCTTGAGTTGGTTCAAATCCTTTGAATGTATTTGCTTGCTCTCCATCTTCATAAAGCGTGTTTTCTACTGTTGCTCCGTGAATAGCACAGAGAAGTGCTCCTCCTAGTATACCAGCAACTCCCATCATATGAAAAGGGTTAAGAGTCCAGTTATGAAAACCTTGTAAGAATAGTAGGAACCTGAAGATTGCTGCTACACCAAATGAAGGTGCGAAGAACCAACTGGATTGTCCCAGTGGATACATCAAGAATACAGAAACGAATACTGCAATCGGACCAGAGAATGCGATTGCATTATAAGGACGGATACCAACCAGTCGGGCAATCTCAAACTGGCGAAGCATAAAACCGATTAGGCTGAAAGCCCCGTGGAGCGCCACAAAAGTCCAGAGTCCCCCAAGTTGGCACCACCTGACGAAATCCCCTTGAGACTCAGGACCCCAAAGTAGAAGAAGAGAATGACCCATAGCGTCAGCAGGGGTCGATACTGCGGATGTCAAAAAATTACATCCTTCCAAATAACTGGAAGCAATACCGTGTGTATACCACGAAGATACAAATGTTGTTCCAGTCAACCATCCACCAAGAGCAAGATATGCAGTCGGGAATAGTAGTAATCCACTCCACCCCACAAACACAAATCTATCTCGTTTCAACCAATCATCTAATAAATCAAACCAACCTTTCTGTTGATTTGGTAATGAAAGCGTAGAAGAAGTCATAACCTCATATGTTGTTTCTCATATTTAGTTTACAATACTTTACAAAATAAGTCAATAGAGATTTCTACCTACCGTATCTTTTATCAACAGGTTTATCTGGGTCCAATCCCTTTGATATTCTATACTGTCTCCATCTTTCTTTTGTTGCTTCACTCCTCCTCATTCGTTCTTCTTCACTAATATTTGGATTTTTAGAAGCATTCTTATTACCTTTACCTGCCTCACTTATTTTTTTCTTTGTATCTTCACTCAACTTTCTACCAACCATATTAACATTTCCTTCCAAACCTTTTGATATTTTTGACTTATGCTCCTCACTCAACTTCATACCAGTTCTAAACTGTCTCAACTTTTCTTTACTCTCTTCTGTATGCTTTGACTTACCTTTATGTGCCTCACTTATTTTCTGTTTAGTTTCTTCGGTATGAACTCTTCCAGTTGGGTCCATCAGCAATCTTATAATTTCTTCTTTACCAATAGTTCCTTCTAAACCTTTCCAAGCACAATAATCTTTGATATTACCATATTGCTCCCATAACTTTTTGTGTGCCTCTGCGTGTTCTTCCACAGTCAGTTCAATAAGATTTGATGGGTCGTCAGTTCCACCCATATGTCTTGGAACAATATGATGTTTATGTTTCATTCTTACTGCTGCTGTCTCTACTACATTATTTATACATTATAACATAAAAAAAGAGACCCTTTCAGGTCTCTCAAAAACTATTGTTTTTTTATCAACCGATAGAAGGTGCGGTCAGAGCAACAGGAGTTGCTTCGGCAGCAGCGAGGTCCAGAGGAAAATTGTGAGCATTCCTTTCGTGCATCACCTCTAATCCAAGTCCAGCACGGTTGAGAACATCAGCCCAGGTATTAATTACCTTTCCCTGACTATCAACGATAGACTGGTTGAAGTTGAAACCGTTGAGGTTGAATGCCATGGTGCTAACACCAAGAGCGGTGAACCAAATACCAACTACTGGCCACGCCGCTAAAAAGAAGTGGAGTGAACGTGAGTTATTAAAGGACGCATATTGGAAAATAAGACGACCAAAATAACCGTGAGCAGCAACGATGTTATAAGTCTCTTCTTCTTGACCGAACTTATAACCGTAGTTCTGAGACTCATTCTCAGTGGTTTCACGAACCAGTGAGGAAGTAACCAGAGAACCGTGCATAGCACTGAACAGAGAACCACCGAAGACACCAGCAACTCCAAGCATGTGGAAGGGGTGCATCAGGATGTTGTGCTCTGCTTGGAACACAAGCATGTAGTTAAAAGTACCAGAGATACCCAGAGGCATCGCATCAGAGAAAGAACCTTGACCGAAAGGATAGACCAGGAATACTGCAGATGCAGCAGCAACAGGTGCGCTGTAAGCAACACAGATCCAAGGACGCATACCTAGACGGTAAGAAAGTTCCCACTCACGACCCATGTAAGCATAGATGCCGATGAGGAAGTGGAATACAACGAGTTGGAAAGGACCACCGTTGTAGAGCCACTCATCCAGGGAAGCAGCTTCCCAGATGGGGTAGAAGTGCAGTCCAATTGCGTTGGACGAAGGGATAACAGCACCAGAGATGATGTTGTTTCCATACATTAGAGAACCAGCAACAGGTTCGCGGATTCCATCAATGTCCACAGGGGGAGCACCAATGAATGCGATGATGAAGCAAGTAGTTGCGGCAAGCAAACAAGGAATCATCAGGACTCCAAACCAACCGACATAAAGGCGATTATCGGTTGAAGTAACCCAGTTGCAGAATTGTTCCCAAATATTCGATTGTGATTGTTGACGTGAAATTGTAGCAGTCATTTTTAAGAGTGTTAGATAAGAGTTCGGGGGGACGAACCATTATTATTATGCTCCACAGCACCCTCCACTGTGGATATGAGAGACGTTTTTATACACCCATAGGTCTCGGTTAGCGGGTGTTTAACAATGTTAAGAATTATGAGAGATCCTTAACATTTGTTTACCTATTTATCATAGCATCGTTAGGAAACGCTGTCAATAGGTCCAATTGCTCAGGTGGTACAGTATAAATAGAAACCGTTTTTCATAAATATGATTGTATCATTTGGGACAGTGCAGTGGCAAAGTCTGCAAACAAAGGTAAGAAAGGATCTGCTGGTGGTAAGCAATCCAAACAAAATCAAGGTAATGCTACTGCGAAAAAAGCAAAAAACGGTGGTAAGAAGAAATAAGAAATGCCAAGAGAATGGAATACTCCAAAGCGTGAGCCTTGGAACGCTCCTATTCATAACATTCTAAAAGCAATAGACAATCACACTCACGAGTACTTCAAGAGTGGTGATTTGTGGCACCTCGAAAAGGCAGATATGTTAAGACAATACCTTCACGAACTTAAGACCTGGATACATAAACAAGAAGGAAGATGAAATTTAAATATCCAACACTTGATAACATTGTTCCAATAATGGTTGCTTTTGTAGCAACAGCAATTGTTGGAATGACCTTTACAAATTATGTGATATGCAACTTTAAAGTAATGACGAGTCTTCATTATCTTTATCTTGTTAAAGCATTTGATAAGAGTGGAGCAAAACCACCAAGTAAATGTGATGATAATACTTCAGAATCAATACAAACTTTAATGTCTTTATTAGCAACGATTATTGCTCTCAAAGCAGACCTTAAGAAAAAACCAGAAGAGAAGGAGAATGAAAGCAGTAATAGTTGAGTTTTTAATTCTTGCTCGTATTTTAACTAACGATGGAATAATGCTTGAGAATAGAAGACCTATTCCCAAGAGACAACCACCAGAAATAATTCGTTTTATTCGTAGACCTGCTAAAAGAGGTAGAAAATTATTTTTCAGACCATAACTTGCCTTCTGCAACTCTTCTTCTTAACAATCCAACCTCTACACTTGTTCCGGGATTATGATAGAGATATAAGGCATCAGGAACTTTAGACCATTCTCTGTTTTTAAGAACTCTTGTTATGGTGTTAAAATTGGAAGACCCGTAGAAACCAGCACCAAGATTATAAGCAAAAGATAAAAGAGATCCTTGTTGATTTTCATTCATCTCATTCCAATAAGGTATTCTTTGAAGTGAGGGAAGAAATCTATTTTTTAAATCAAACTCAAGTAGAGTATCTGCATACTTTTGAGTGATTACTCTTCCAATTTTAAAAAGTGTACCGTCAAAATCTTTTGTACTTCCCCAACCTATTGTGATTGGTGGGCCCTTAGTTAAAGGATCTGGATAAGCATTTAAATGACACCCTTCAAACTCTCTAATTAAATTAATACCAACCAACGGCACTTTATTGGTATTATTTGTGTTGGTTGGCGTTTCTACTTTTTTGCATCAAAGATACGACCCCATCCAGTCTTATCTTTTCCTTTCTCTAACCAACGATAAGTCAGGTCCGATTTCTTATAGATTGCACCTTTACCGTTTGTTACTGGTCCAGTATATCCATCATTCAAAGAACCATAAGGATCATTTACAACATAGTCTTCACCCTTCTTACCAATCACGGTAACCATGTGCCCGCCAGTAGGATTAGATAAAGTACCGCGATGATAGATCCCAATAACGACAGGTCTGCCAGCGGCAAGCTCACGATCAAGATCAGAAAACCCAAGATTATAGCTAAATCGTGACTTAATTCCATAACCTTCCAAAACTTTTGTCTGGACGGTGTGATCAGTCGAATCACCAATTGCAAATACTTTTTGAACGTAGGCGTCATCGCCCTTTGCTCCTTGAAGAGTGCCTGGTTTGAAGTATTCTAATACCATAGCACATGCAGATGAGTTGCAGGTGCGGTTGGCATCTCTGTAGTTATCTGTTTGTGGATAATAAGGAACAGGCAAAATTCCAGGAACAGTTGGTTTTGTTCTATAGATTTTAACCCAATTAGAACTATCATCAAGTAGAGGAGAATCCTTTAGGTCAACTTCTAGTTGCTCAACTGCTGCAACGTGCTTAGGATTCTTTGGATCATAAAACTGAAAAAAGTTATGAAGATCTACTCTCATTGTTCCTATTCATTTGATATTTTATTTATTAAAAAAGCGTCCTTTCGGACGCTTTTGAGTATTCTTCAAACAGTTGCAGTTTCTCGAACTGTAGATTTTACGTAATCAAGAACAACTTCTGGAGTAGTCGCCTCGTAAGGGTCGGTGTCTGCATTGTCGCGTTGCCCACCCTCAACGAATAGTTTTTCTATGATTCCATTATCCAAGACCGCAGCATAACGCCAAGAGCGATCACCGAAACCGAGGTTAGACTTATTGACGAGCATACCCATAGAACGTGTAAAATATGCATTTCCATCAGGGATGAGTTTTACATTCTTGATGTTCTGGTCTTGTGCCCAGGCATTCATTACAAACCCATCATTAACAGAGACGCAGTAAATAGCGTCGATGCCACTACCAATAAAGTCTTCATATTTCTCTTCGAATCCAGGAAGATGATAGGCACTGCAAGTAGGAGTGAAAGCGCCAGGCAGGCTAAAAACGACCACACGTTTGCCATTGAAGAGTTCTGAAGTGGTACGAGTTACAAATTCTCCATTCTCACGAAATACAAATTGTACTTGCGGAACTTCATATTGTTCTTTACGCATTTTAACCTCCATCACCAAATACCCGGAATGATCTGTCCAGTAAAGGCATAAGATCCCATTGCGGCAACAATACCAATCATTGCTGCCCAACCATTAATGCGTTCTGCGCGTTCGTTCATTGTTTTTCTCCTTAATTAGTTTACTTTAGAATAGATAGATGTTTCACCATAATCACGGTGAATTTTGTAACCAACAACTGCTCCCTTAGTATTCATAAGTGCAGGCATAAAGACAATTGTAAAGAATACTGCAGGTGCTCCAATAAACAGAGCAGCAACAATTACATAATAAGTCAGCAATTCAATTAGTGAGTGTTCCATTATAAGGGTGTTGTTGTTTAAGTTCAGGATTTGGTTGTGAAGGAACAACTGGGTTCCTTGATTTGTTTTTAATTACGATGAAAGCATCGTTTTGGTATGTTACTGTTCCAAATGGTTTTGCCCATTTTGGATTTGCATTTGGACTAGTAGCAGTTCCTGTTACTGCTACACCGCCAATCTCTACAGAGAGTTCATCATCGGCATCCCATCCAAGTTCTTGAAGGGCAAGAGCAAACTGCCCAAGCATAGCAGCGGTCACAGATTCTCTTCCTGTTCGGTGAGAATTACACAATCACTTGTGGGATAAGCAACGCAAGTGAGAATCCAACCTTCTGCTTGCTGATCATCATCAAGGAACGATTGTTCTTCGTTGTCAACAGTGCCAGAGATGAGTTTTCCAGCACAGGCAGAGCAAGCACCTGCCTTACACGATGAAGGGAGGTCAACGCCTGCCTCTTCTGCTGCTTCAAGAATGTATTGGTCATCAGGACATTCGATAATAGTTTCGGTGCCATCAGGGGATTGGAGAGTGACATTAAAAACGGTCATTAGTAAGTCTCGCAAATTTTTTCAACAGACGCTGCCAGTAGAACAAAAAAGGCAACTGATGTAATTGTAAAGATAATTGAAGTCATTGTCAAGTCTCAAACTACTCCAAAGAAGAGGTGCCCAGTGAGAGCATAAGAAATAGCGCCAGCAACAATACCGACC